CGCAAGCCACAGCGGCCACAGTTGGAACCGTGGCTAACGTTGGACTTGCCGGGGCCTTCCGACTGGTTGGGGCCGCTATTAAATCTATACCCGTTTTTGGTTGGATATTAGCCGGAATTTCCGCCCTAATTGGGCTATACGCTGCCTTTTCCAGTAAATCACGCGAAGCCAAAAAGGAGCAAGAAGAACTAACAAAGTCAGTTGTAGAAGGTTCCTACAAACAAATAGGTTCTATTCAATACCTATCTACCCAATGGAACCAATTAGGTAATGACCTTGTAGCAAAGAAGAAATTCATAGAGGACAATAAAAAGGCCTTTGATGATTTGGGCGTTTCCATTAATAGCGTATCAGATGCCGAAAAGCTTCTTAATTCGGGAACACAGGATTTTATTAACGCACAAATAGCCAAGGCGAAAGCGGCCGCTTTAATTAAAAATTCGGAAGACATTGTAAAGGAAAGCATAGAAGCCGACCAAGATTTAGCCAACGCAAAAAAAACGCCAAAAGTTACGCGTTATTATTCAAATGGTATGTACGGCGGAATGGGTTCTTATACAATTGATAACCCGGATATAAAAGACGCCATTGACAAAAAAACAGAAGCAAATACGAAGCTGCAGGGTATTTACAAACAGGCCGCAGTCTACGAGAAAGAAGGCCTTCAATCCATGAAGAAATTAGGCTTAGAAGGGGTTAAGGCATATAAAGCCGGAACCGTTGGAGCCATTGAACAGGCTATTTCTGCCAAACAAGAAGCACTAAAAAAACTATCTAACCCCGCAGAAATAAAGGCCTTACAAAAGGATATTGAAAAGGAACAAAAGCAGTTAGACGCTATGATGGGCGTTAATAAGAAAGTACCTACGCCAAAAGCCGTAAAAGACCCATATTTAGAAGCCCTTGAAAAGAGAAAGGCCAAGTATTCAGAGTACTATAAGTGGATTAATTCCAAAGATTCAATAGTACAGAATGCAGCAAAAACGGAGTTTGCCGGGCTTTTGAAAGAAGGTAGTAGCTATTTGGATTACTTAAAAAACCAGCGCGACCAGCTAATGAGCAAAACCAAAAGAACGCCTACCCAAAATAAACAGCTTAGCCAGGTGAACAACGAAATAGCCTCCGAAACAAAAGATACCGTTTTGGCCGAATTCGACGCAGCATTAAAGCAGCAACTTAATAACGCTAATTCCGTAATTGAAAAGTTGGATATTATTCGCAAGAAGCGCGAAGAACTTAAAAACGATAGTTCCCAGCTTGGAACTGACCAAAAAGAGGTATTAGACAATTCGGAAAAGGAAGTTACCCAAAAGGCCCAAGACGATTATAAGGCCGCGCAAACGGAATATAGTAACTACTTGGATAGCAAAATAAAAGAAGATGTTAGGTATTTTGAGCAAAAACAAAAACTTGAAGCGCAAATATCAGAAGAAAAAGACCCGGTTAAAAAGCAAGTACTTGAAACACAGTTAAAGACTATTACCGTAAAACAGGAGCTTAAAGATGTAACCGATTATAATGCTTTGATAGAGCAATACAAGAACTACCAGCAACGTATTACGGACATTTCGGCTACTTATGACGAACAAATAGCCTTAACAACTAAGAACAATAATACGGCCTTGGTTGCAGAGCTGCAGAAGGCAAAAGAAGCCGCCCTTTCAAACGAAGCATTTAAAGAGTTACAGAGTTCGGATACTTACACCCAGTTATTTAGCAACTTGGATAAACTTAGCGTAGATAAGATGATAGAACTACGCAATAAGTTAGAGCTTGAATGGAGTAAATTAAAGCTTTCCCCGGAACAGCTTAACGAGTTGCGCGAAAGGTTGGGCCAAGTAACCAGTACTATAGAGAAAAAGAACCCTTTCGCGGCCCTTTCGGACGCTATTAAAACCTATAAAAAGGATTCCAAGGATGCAAGCAAGAAAGATGCCTTAAAGGATATTTTTAAAAGTGCTTCCGCTTCTATTGACTTGGTTAAGGGAAGTTTCGACGCGGTAGTAGGTTCCTTGGATAAAATGGGTATAAGCACCGACGAACAAACGAAGCAGGTTTTAAACGACGTTTCCGGGATGCTTAGCGGGGCTTCTAATTTAGCTATGGGTATAGCTTCTGGTAACCCCTTGCAGATAATACAGGGAAGCGTAGACCTTATTTCAAACGGTATTGACTTAATAGCCGGGGCCAAAGACCGTAAATTGGAAAAGCAGATACAGAAGCATGCTAAGGCCGTTAAAAACTTGGGAAACGCCTATAAAGCTTTGCAGCGGGCAACCGAAAAAGCTTTAGGTACTGACTATTACCAGTCGCAGGAACTGGAAATAGCCAATTTGCAAAAGCAGATAACGGAAGTAGAAGCCATGCGCCAAGCCGAAGAAGATAAAAAGAAAACGGATAGAGGTAAGATTGATGAATACAACGACAAAATAACAGACCTTAAAAATACCATTGAGAATACACAACAGGCTATTATAGACGACCTACTACAAGGTACTATTAAGGATTTTGCCAGCCAAATGAGCGACGCGCTGGTAGAAGCATTTGCAAACGGGGAAGACGCGGCAAAAGCATTTGATACGACCATTAACAACATCCTAAACAATATTGTTAAGAACGCCTTCCAAAAAAATGTGCTTGAAAAAGCATTGCAGCCGCTTGTAGATACTATGACCAGTTCCCTAACCGACGACTATATGTTAAGCCCGGAAGAGTTAGCCGCTATAAATTCAGCCAGCGAAGACGCAAAGGCTAAGGTTTTAGCAGCCAGCGACGCGTATAAGGAAATAATAGATTCCTTAAAATTAACCGATAGTACCGGCCCAACTACAAGCCTTTCCGGGGCTATAAAAGGAGCAAGCCAAGAAAGTATAGACCTATTGGCCGGACAAACAAATGCGGTAAGAGTTAACCAAGTTGAAGGTAACGAAATAATGCGCCAACAGCTTATACACCTTGTCAGTATTGATAACAAAATAGGTGTTTCAAACACCCATTTAGAAAGCATAGATAAGAAGATAAATAGTAATTCAGACCCTTTGCGTGCGCAAGGTCTATAATAAACAAAGCTATGAACTTAAATAAAGAATTAGCCTACGAAGCCAAAAAGAATGGCATTTGTAAAGACTGGTTTAACCGGTTGCAGGTAACGGAAGACAAAGACGAGCTTATTAAAATGTACCTTGATGGTATAGACTTTTGTTTGTCAAATGATTATCCGCCCCGTACATTCTTTAAACCTTTTGATGGGGTACGCCAAAAATACGGCGTATTTCTTGACGAACAAATAGAAACCGTTAATTACCGGTATGTTGTAGCCCTTGGAACTTCCGAGGGTTCGGCCAGCTATACAGATTTTGAAGTGGGGCAAGTTTTTGTAAAGCACGAAGCTAAAGTACAGATAAAGGCAGATGGTAACGCCTTTGTCATGGTAGACGTATTCGACGACGCAGAAGTAGAAGTTATTGCAAACGATAACGCCAAAATATGCGTAAACAGGTACGGCGGATTTATAACCAGTACAACGGGTTCAGAAGGGAACGCGTTAATTAAAGTAATTCAAAAACACTCAAACAATTATTGATATGGCAAGCGATACTAATATAATTTTAAACGTTCCTTTTGACGAACCCGCCGGTTCTACTACGGCTTACGATTATTCATCCAACAGGGCCGACGGTACGGTAGTAGATAGCGATTTTGTTAGTGGAAGGCAAGGCAATTGCATAGAATTTGACGGGGCCGGCTATTGCGAGATACCGCAAAACGTAATAAACCTTTCCGGTAATTTTACCCTTTTAGCTTGGATAAAAAGGGGTAGTTTCCCCGACGGCTTTACAGGCAAAAAAATAGGATTCTTTGTTTGTTGGGATGCAGTAGAAGGATATAACGAAGCATGGTTTAATGTTTCTTCCGATTCTTGGGGGTATTTCGCCGTCGTAAAGGAAGGGCTTGTAATGCGCGTTTATTTGGATACGCAACTAATTAAGACTATAAACCTACCGGCCCAGCCTACTGGGTTCGCATTTATACAGGATATCTACGCCACAGAATACGGTTACGGCTGCATTGATGAAGTTAAAGCCTTTAATATAGCCCTTACCCAAAGCGATATTACCGAATTACTTAGTTCGGTAGCGCAATTGGCTTATTTAATTGAAGGAGTAGACTTTAAGAATTGGGGTATTTATGTATCCGATAGTAACGGCCTTCTTGACCGGCCCAAAATGAAAGCCCCGCTTACTATTGATTGGGACAACTATCACGGCGAAGTGGTAGACCTTACAAGTAAACGTTTTGAAAGCCGCGAAATTACGCTTAGTTGCTTTATGAAAGCTACCGGGAAGATTGATTTTGTAACCAAGCTTAACAGTTTCTTAGATGTATTTGCAGCCGACGGAACCCAGCGTTTAATGGTAGATATCCACCCAACTAAACCACTTGTTTACGAAATATATAACGAAGACGGTATAGCCATTTCAAAAAGATGGAATGACGACTTAATGGTAGGAACCTTTACTTTGAAACTAAAGGAACCCGACCCAGTGAAGCGCGTAGTAAGACATCAGAGAATAAGCGATACAACAAAGACGCTTTCTATTACGGTTACTTCTTCCAAAGCTTTAACGATTCATTGGGGAGACGGAACAAAGACCGAAGACGTTTACGGAACGGCTGTTACGGTTACGCATGAATATGCAGGCGAAGGCATTTACTACGCAGTTGTAGCCGGTGTTATTGAAGATATTACGGACTTTACGACAAACGGTATTATAGTATGGAACAAATTATAATAACACACCCCGACGGAACAACGCTCCTGTTAAATTCAGGGGCGCGTGTTTCCGGGATTAATAAGGCGGAACAAAACGTTTCACTCCTTAGCGAAGACACTGTAGCCCTTACAATAACCAGCGTAAAGCCGTTAAATTTCCTTATTGGGGACAAAGTAGAAGTTTTTGGAAGGACTTATAAGCTAAACCTTCTTCCAACTATTAAGAAGACCGGAGCGCGTAAGTTTACTTACGACCTAACACTGGAAGGCCCACAATACGATTTAATAGACGTTCAGTTTTTGTTACCGGCCGACACGGTAGGCGATAGTTTGACGGCTGACCTTGCCGGATTCCTGCAGTTGTTTATGACGAACGTTTTACGTGTTTTCCCTACCAAATGGGCGTTAGGGGCATATCCAGCCGGAACAGAGTATAAGAACCTTACGTTTAGCGGTGAAAATTGCCTTTCAGTATTGCAAAGGTTTTGCGAAGAATACGGGCAAGAATTCGAGATTACCGAAGCCGCCGGCGTTAAAACCCTAAATATACGTAAGGCGGGGGTAAACTTCCCTTATACTTTCAGATACGGAAGAACCGGGGGCCTTTATGAGTTAACACGGCAAAATATTAGTTCTAAGAATGTTGTAACACGACTTTATTTATACGGGGGCTCTAATAACCTTGGAAGTGATTACCGTTATTCTAAACTTTGCTTGCCTGGGAAAGATAAAAACGCGTCTTATCTTGAAAATGCGGCCGCTATTGCAGCCTTCGGCATTAAAGAAAATACGCAAACTTTTGATACTATTTTCCCAAGCCGGGAAGGTTCAGTAACAGCCCTTGGAAGCAAGTATTATGCTTTCGTAGATACAAGCATAAATTTTGACCTTAACGAAAAGGACGAAGCGGGTAATACGAAGTGGTTAATTGATGGCGTTAGCGCAAAGGTTAAGTTCAACAGCGGGAACCTTGCGGGCTATGAATTCGACCTACATAGTTATGACCACGCGACCAAGACTATACAACTGGTTCCATTTACCGACGAAAACGGAATGAAGTTCCCAAGCGAAACAAGCGCAGCGTTTCAGATTGCCGTAACGGATAAGTATATTTTCACCGATATAAATCTACCGGATGCGTATAAGACAGACGCAGAAGCGGCCCTTCTTGCAAAGGGACAGGAATACTATTTGCAAAACTGCCAGCCGCAAGTACAATACGCGTTAAGTATTGCCGAAAGTTTTATAAAACAGTTTGCCGGTCAGCTTTCAGTAGTAAACCTTTTCGCAGTTGGTGACTATATACCGGTAGAGGATTCCGATTTAGGACTGGCTAAGTCTATACGAATTATAAGTTTTACGCGCGACATCTTGAAGCCTTACAATTATACTATTACATTGGGGGATACGGTTACTAAAACGACCATTACGCGGGTTATTTCGGACTTGACAGAGATAGACAGGATTATACAAATAAATAACCTTGCCGACCCTTCAAAGGCCCGCAGGAATTGGCGTGCAAGCCAAGAAGTATTAAATATGGTTTTCGACCCCGACGGCGACTATTATAGCGAAAGGATTAAGCCGTTAAGTATTGAAACAACTATGTTAGCAGCCGGCGCACGTTCGCAGCAATTCGTACTGCAGAATACTAAATTTGAAGCCAACTACGGGGGTAATGTAAACGTCGTAAAAGTTACAGGCGGTCTTTTGGTTCATTATACCATTGAAGACACTATTAAAGCTTGGCAGATAGCAACCGCCACGACTTCCGGCCTTGTAAGCGCAACGCCCTATTATATTTACGCACGATGTAGTAAGACCGACGCAGCCGGAACGATTGTTTTCGACACGGCGCAAAGAACAGTAAATAGCGACGGGGCTTTTTATTACTTTCTTATCGGGAACCTTAGCAGCGAGGAAACAGATGCAGGCGGTTTGCGCCCGGCCCGTATTCCTTCGCTTACTTATGGTTCTTCAACAGTAAACGGCCGTTTACTTAATACTGGAAGGATTCAAAGCAGCGGGAGCGGAACAACTTATTTCGACTTGGATACTGGCGAAATAGGTGGTAATATAAAATTCATTTCTACAGCGGGGACAACAAAGAACGTAGCCGACTTGGACAATGAAGCCAGCGAAAGCAAGGATTATATTAATAACACCTTACCGGGGATTATTAGCGGGTTGCAGGCGCAGATAGACGGACAAATAGAACAGTTCTTTTATACTTATGACCCTGCAACGACTAACGTACCGGCAAGCGACTGGACGACGACGGCACTACAGGAAGCGCATTTAGGGGACTTGTTTTATAATACAACTACAGGTAAGGTTTTCCGTTGGATAAAAAACGGGACTGTTTACAGTTGGCAGGAATTACAGGATTCGGAAGTAGCCCAAGCCTTAGCCTTAGCTAATGACGCTTTAGCTTTGGCCCAAACCAAACGCCGGATATTCGTTTCCCAGCCTACAACACCTTACGATGCGGGGGACTTATGGGTACAAGGTTCTACAGGGGATATTATGAAGTGTTCTTCTTCCCGTTCTACCGGTAATTATACAGCGACAGACTGGGCAAAGGCGAGCAAATATACAAGCGACGCAGCACTAACCGCATTTATTGAGGGTGATTTTGCCACTAAGGTAAGCGATTTTACAACTCAAATAGACGGTAAAATAGAAAGTTGGTTCCAAACTACGGACCCGGCTGTAAATTGGACTACCGACGCCGAACGCGCTAAACACGTAGGGGATATGTGGTACAATTCTTCAATTAATACCTTAAAACAATATAACACGTTTGGTACATCTTCTTTTGCATGGACGATTATACAAAACGCAACAGCAATTAATGCATATAATGTAGCATCTAAAGCTCAAGATACAGCAGACGGTAAGCGTCGTGTGTTTGTTGCACAACCACACCCACCTTATGATGTAGGGGACCTTTGGTTAACTGGCGGATCTACTGATGGCCAATTAAAACGATGTATAGCAGCTCGCGCTACCGGTTCCTTCATTGCTAACGATTTTGTAATAGCCGTTTATTATGATAATACTAAAACTACTATAGACGGCGGTATAGTAACTTCTGGAACGGTCCAACTTGCAGGTGACGATGCAAGTATAAAAGCCGGAATTACAGGAGAAGGAACGGAAGATAAAAGCGTAAGAATTTGGGCCGGCGCAAGCAAGGAAAATAATGCTACTGCACCCTATCGGGTTCTTCAAAATGGGAAAACAATCATGACCGACGCGGAAGTAACCGGTACTATAAATGCAAATATCGGTACTATTGGAGGATTTGAGATTGGAAGCGGAAGAATTGGAGGCATTGCGAAACCTTATGATGTTACGCCGGGTTTATCTCTATATGACAATTTCATAAAGTTTGCAGATTCTTATAAATTCGCTGTGATAGGCCTTGGAGTTTTGTCGCAAAATTCAGGCCTTGTTGGTGTAGGTAGATTTGAGAATAATAGTATTAATTCATTCGGTACTAATTTTGGTATTCAGATTAAAGTAACCGGTGCCCATTATAATACAGCAATCGAAACCGTAGGAAATATTATAACTCATGAAGGAATTATAGAGAATAATACATTTACTACAATAAATCCTGATGAAAATCAATGTTATCAACTTAATTATGTAACTAATTTTCAAACGATATTGGCAACATTCAATAATAATAATAGTGGAATTGGATTACCTTCACGTTCTTATGTAGATAGTGTATTTAATATTGATTCAAGTACACCATTTAAATTTAAAGTAACCATAATATGTTCTGTTGACAGCACACAACAAGGATATGTAATCGGTAGAAATTCTATTATTAATAATTCAACTGGTTATTACATGAATAATGAATACTATCCAATACGATTAGACAATAATGGAAACGAACAAAACGGAAAAATGAATTTGGGAAAAGGTGATATAGTAGAATTTATGCTTATATTCAACGGTAGTACATATTATGCGTATGAGTTGCAACATAGAGACTAATTTTTTAATTTGTTATAAACAAACGTATTATAGTAATACATAATTGAGTATTTTTGTGGAACTTTTAAAAAACAGAATTATGAGTACAACAAGAGGTGGCGAAGTAGTTAGCCCGCAAATTGGTAAGATCGGGGCTATTAACGGCTTAGATTCTTCAAATTTCAGCATTGAAGGCGTGCCCTTCAATATTAAAAACGACGGCGAAGGCGCCGTTTTCCTTGAAGTAAATCTTTGGGGAATGGAACCGGGAACATTTGTACGTACACGTTTCGAGACCGGATGGAACCCCGAAATCATTAGAGAGATTAAACAAACAAGTATTAACACTACCCTTCTTTGGGGGTTATAAAAATCAGCAATATGGGCTTACTTATTGGAGTAGGAAATACAAAGCCGAAGTTTCCATACGATTATTACTACGGGATTCAATGGGATTACACCGTAGCTAATTCGGCTTGTACGCGCTTAGGTCGTACAGAACTACACGTTTCCCTGCCTATTCAAAGCAGGATGCGCCGCTGTATTTTGAAAGACGACGGGACCGTAAATTATTACCTTAATTCTACGGATTCGACAAAACAGGATAACGGAGCCGCCGCTGTTCTTGACGGTACAGTCGGCCAAGTAATGGTAGAAATACCCGCACACTACCGTAAGTTTGAAGTAGACGGGAATATTTTCCGGGCTTTAATTTCCGAATTTGCGCTACCGGGATTTTACTATGTTCCTTTGGCTTATCGTTCAGCTTATGAAGCCGCAATAGACAGAACTGTAAGCGCGTCGCCTAAATTGGCTTCCGTTGTAAATGTTACTACGGCTTTCCGTGGGGGCCAAAACACCAATACATGGGACGGTACATATAGAAGCCTTTTAGGAAGGCCCGGAACCGTTACCAGTTTAACCAATTTCAGAACATACGCACGCCAAAGGGGTTCTATCGCTTGGAATTGCGATGTTTACGAAGTACAAAAAACTTGTTATTGGTTGTTTGCCATTGAATACGCAAACCTTAACTGCCAGCTTCCATATAACGCCGCTGGAGACGCGAATGGGTATAAGCAAGGCGGCTTAGGCGATGGGGTTACGAATCTTGACGGAACAAAATGGGGTAACCTAAATTCATCTAACCCGTTTGTTCCTTGCGGAGCTACTAACGGCTTAGGAAATAAAAGCGGTTACGTAACCTATACCATGCCATTTGAATATGACGCGAACGGCGCAGTAAACTATTTGGGTGAGTATAACGCCGCTACAGCTTACGCAGTTGGCAATTACGTTTCTTCGGGAACGGCTTTGTATAGATGTATTTTAGCAAGCACCGGGAATGCCGTAACAAATACAACCTATTTTACAGCAGTAATAAGAACGACAACAAACGTGCCGAGTTACCGCGGATTAGAAAACCCTTACGGCCACGTTTGGAGTTGGACGGATGGATGTAAATGCCGTATTCAAAGTGTTGCTTCGGGCGCACTTTCGCAGTTCTATGTTTGTACTAACCCGGCTAACTTCCAAGATACGGACTATACTAACTACGTATTAAGGGGTTTGCTTCCACGCGCAGAAGGGTACGTTAAGAAAATGATAGTAGGCGAATACGGGGAGAACATGCCGGCGGAAGTTGGCGGAAGTTCTACTACCTATTTTTCGGACTACTTCTATACCGCTATACCAGCCTCCGGTGAAGACCAAAGGGGTGTCCTTTTCGGCGGTTATGCGTATAGCGGCGCGATTGCGGGCTTCGGTTTTGCGGATGCGCATGGCGCGGCCACGTATTCGTCTGCGACTATCGGTTCCCGGCTTTGCTTTTTACCCGCTTAACGACACGTAGGAACAAAAAGAGAATTATAAAATTAAGTAGAAGGTATGGAGCAAAACAACGACGACGGAAGTCTTTCTTTTTTGAAGATTGCACCCGATGCAAGCAATAAACACTTCAATTGTGCAGAGATAACCCAACAAAAGCTAACTAACCTTATCTTTTGGGTTATTGATTATTTGGACGACGTAAAAACCAAGTTCGGAAATAATCGGTTCTTGGTTAAAATAAAGTTTGATGTAAACGATAGCGATACCGAAGCCCGTAAGTTCTTTACGAATTCCCAAGAAATTAAATATGTTCTTGGAAAAATAAAGGAGCTTGGAGCATTTCCGCGAAAGGTAACTATGCGGGCATCCGGGACGCGCTATTATTTGGAATAAGAAAAAGGGTTGTTTGCTTCTTGGGTGTCCTTTTCGGCGGTAATGCGAATAACAGCGCGAATGCAGGCTTCGGTTATGCGAATACGAATAACACGGCCACGAATACGAATACGAATATCGGTTCCCAGCTATGCTAACAGAATATAAGGAGCAAAGACCTTGCCGCTTGGCAAAAAATAAATTTAGTTACAGGGGTATTGGTAGGAATGGCCGAAGGTTCCCCTAAAAACCAGCAAAGTAATGAAAAGAGTAGGCAATTTATATGATAAAATTTGCACGTTTGAAAACCTAATGGAAGCAGACGAAAAGGCCCGAAAGGGTAAACTAAAGTCCCATGGGGTTATAAAGCACGACAAAAACCGGATAGAGAACCTAAAGAGGCTTAGCGAAATGTTATGTGCTGGAACATATAAGACTTCAAAATATGAAGTATTTAAGATTTACGAACCAAAAGAAAGGGATATATACCGTTTACCTTACTATCCCGACCGCATAGTACACCACGCAGTTATGAACGTATTGGAGCCTATATGGGTTTCGATATTCACGGCGGACACATATAGCTGCATAAAGAACCGGGGTATTCACGCGGCCGCTAATAAGGTTAAACGAGCCCTGCGGGAAGACCCGAAAGGAACTACGTTTTGTTTGAAAATTGATGTTCGCAAGTTTTACCCTACTATTAACCACGACGTATTAAAACTGATTATACGACAGAAGTTGAAAGATAGAAGGCTTTTAAAATTACTTGACGAAGTTATAGACTCGGCGGACGGCGTACCAATTGGGAACTATTTAAGCCAATATTTCGCTAACTTATATTTGGCTTATTTTGACCATTGGATAAAAGAAGAAAAGGATGTTAAATACTACTTCCGCTATGCGGACGACATAGTAGTACTTTTGCCAAGCAAAGCCCTGTTAGGGATACTAATGGAAGATATAAGGGAGTATATGGGGGACTTAAAGTTACATGTTAAAGACAATTGGCAAATTTTCCCAGTAGATTCCCGCGGAATTGACTTTTTGGGTTACGTTTTCTACCATACACATACACGGATGCGTAAAAGTATAAAACAAAGGCTTTGTCGGCGCGTAGCAAAGCTTAATAAGCGTAAAGCTTTAACCGAAGAAGTTTTTAAACGCGAAGTTTGCTCATGGTGGGGGTGGGCTAAGTATTGCGATAGCAGAAATTTAATTAATAATCTTTCTAAAAATACAAAGTATGAAATCAAATTCAGACGTTAGACCACCTATCATATTGAATTTAGGTGACGGTAGTTTTCATTATAACTACAACATTAAGGAAGTAGAAGTAAGCAACGAAGGCGTAACAAAAATCGATTTTGAATACGATACAGTCCAAGTTTGGGGAAACCCGGATTACGATAAATGCGTAAGGGCTGTTATTCGTTCACGTTACGATGAAAACAAAGAGTTTAGTTTTATTAATAAGTACAACGCTTTTACCTTGGGAATTTCCAAAGATGAAATGGACAAAGCAGATTACGAAGCCTATTTAACGGAAGTTCTTTCTATTAAAGCTATGGTTAAGGAAGATTTGCAGGCTGCCGGCGTTTAACCACTAAAATAGAAGACCATGGGCGAAATAATTAAAACTATATTTTCGTTGGCGGGTAAAGCTATTTTAGGCTTTTTCGGGGCAATATTGGCATATTTAGAACCTACGATACCGTTTATTTTGATATGCACATTAGCCGTAATTTACGACTGTGTAACAGCGTTCAAACTTTCAAAGAGAGTAAGTAAGAAATACCCAAAATCCAGCGATGGCAAATTTAAAAGCAGCTATGCACGGCGTATTTTCAATACTATTTTGAAAATATACGCTTTGGTAATTTTGGCCTATCTTATTGATGATTATATATTCCCATTTTGGGACTTGTATTTAGCCAATATAGTAGCTGGCGTTTTTTGCTTTGTTCAAGTTTGGAGCATACTCGAAAATGAAAGTTCCGAAAATAATAACCGTTGGGCCAAAACCTTGCAAAAGATTATGGTTAATAAGGCAGAGCGACATTTTGATATAGATTTAGGAGAGTTTAAAACACGACAAAATGAAGTTAACAACGAGGCTTAAAAAAGCATGGAAGGCAGAAACGCCGCACCTTGCAAAACTATTTCAAGTTGTATCCGGGGCCTTGGCCGCCTTGCCGCTTTATTACGCAAGCTTACCGGTAGACTTTCAGCAAGCAGTACCGCAAAATTGGCTTAAATGGATAGCCGGGGCCGGTTTTGCTGGCGTATTCCTATTTAATTTTTTCAGCAAAAAGGAGAAAGTAGCATGAGTATAACAAATGAAACACTTAGGCACATTTATCCCCTAAGCATCGAAGACAACCGCCGCAAATATTTGGGGCCGTTAAATGCCGCTATGGATAGGTACGGAATAACGAATAAGCACCGTATCCGGGCATTTTTGGCGCAAGTAGGACACGAAAGCGGGCAGCTTAAAACTGCAGTAGAAAACCTTAAATACAGCGCGGCATCGTTACGCGCTGTATTTAAGAAGTATTTTCCTACGTCGGCTTTAGCTAACCAGTACGCAAGGAAGCCGGAAGCAATAGCAAACCGCGTTTATGCGAACCGGATGGGGAACGGGAACGAAGCCAGCGGCGAAGGTTGGAAATACCGCGGCCGGGGGCTTATTCAGATAACAGGAAAAAACAACTACGATGAAGCCAGTAACAAAATGTATGCTTTGCCTTTCGGAGTTGATTTTGTAGAAGAACCGGAACTTTTACAAAGCCCGGAATACGCCACCCAGTCAGCCGCTTGGTTTTGGGAA